ATATAGATTATATATTTTTACAGGAGGGACCTATAGATGCTATGTTTTTGCGTAACAGTGTGGCATTAGCAGGCATACACCCAACAGAAGAACAATTAAATAAAATTACTACTTTATTTCCTTTCCATACCATTGTGTATGTATTAGACAATCAATGGGCAGATAGTACTTCGTACAAAGTAACTAAAGAGTTACTTGATAGAGGTCATTGTGTATTTTTATGGCCTGAAGTTCTTTCTAAGTTTAAAGACTTAAACGAACTCTGTATACATACTGGTAAAGATGAAATTAAACCAGAAATTATAATCAAACATACCTATTGTGGTATGAAAGGATTATTACAATTTTCGCAAATAAAAAATTCTTAACGAGGCGCTGTTGCGTCTTTAATCTTCTTTTCAGAAGTATTAATAACTGACTTAAACACTTCAGCTAAACCACGTAAGTTTTCAGCAACTTTAGTGATACGTTTTTCTTCTCTACGTACAATACCACGAAATGGTACTGAGTTTTTCATTTCAAGTTGATTAATTTGATGATTTAAACTTTCAGGACCAGTAGCATTAACAAAAGAAGCCATGTCTTCTAATTTCTTGATCCAACCTCTTGCAGCTTCAATACCCGATGCATCAATAGCTAATTGTGGATTATCTGCTACATCAAATGCTTTTGGATCTGTATTTTTATCTAAAGACTTTTGCCAAGCTGCTGCATCATCATCTGCTAGTGCTGCTTGTGCTGGTGCTACTTCTGCATCTTCTTTTAATGCCATTTTAGTAGCTGTAGCGTATTTAATAGCTTTACCTTTCTTTTTACCGTATTCAGCTGTGAAGGCACTTGTTGGTAGTTTTTTAGCAAGTTCACTTCTTTTTTTCTTTTGAGCAGCTGTCATGTGCTTATCTTCTGGTGCCCATTTTGAGTTGCTTTCATCTACAGGTTTGCCGGATTTAATTTTAACCTTTTTACCATTTGGTAGTGTGTCAACCTTTTTAATAGCTTTGCCTTTAGCGTCTCTGTCTTTATGTAATAGATCAGTAAAAGCATTACCTTCTTGCTCTTCGTTAAGAGTCTTTAAAAATATATTTGCAAACTTAGACATATGTACTATTATTTATCAAATCTAATTGAATTTTCTCATTTATAAGTTAAAATACACATATGTCATCAAAAGCTCTTGTTATATTATCAGGCGGAATGGATAGTACAATATTACTACACCATGTAACTAAAAACCTTAATTACGATGAGGTTTATGCTATTACATTTAATTACGGTCAACGTATTATTCGAGAGGTTGATTGCGCTAAGTTCCAGGCACAGGCTTGCAACGTAAAAGAGCATAAAGTCATTGATATGGATTTCTTTAGAGATATATCCACAATGTCTGCTTTAACTAATACTAACCTAAAAATACCTAAAGCACGTGATGACATTGGAAATGCACAACCATTAAGTTATGTTCCGTTTAGAAATCTATTACTTTTAACTACTGCAGCTGGTTGGGGTGAATCTATTGGCACCGAAGATTTGTTTTACGGAGCAGTAGAAACTGATGACTTTAGTGGTTATTGGGATTGTACAACAATGTTTTTAGATAAAGTTAATAGTTTATATGGTTTAAATCGTAAATTTACTGTTAAAGTAAACGCACCATTTATGCATAATTCTAAAAAAGAAGTTATACAAAAAGGTATCAACCTTAAAGTAGACTTTAGACAAACTCATACTTGTTATGAAGGTACAGACCCGGCTTGTGGTGAATGTGTATCTTGTGCGGCTCGTATTAAAGGTTTTATTGATAATAAAACAATTGATCCTATTGCTTATAACAAAAACATCCCTTGGTCTCAATTTGGGTGTAAAGAACTTAACTACCTATAATATATGTGCGGTATAGCGGGATCTAATAACCGAGAAGTAGCTTTTAAATTGTATCAAAGCAATTTAAACCGAGGGTACTATAGTTCTGGGTCATTATTAATAAACACCGATAAACAATATAGTATTAACAAAACGTTAGGGGTGTTTGATAAACCTGTAGGTGCTTTATCTTCTGCTAATAAACTTTCTGAAAGTAAATACTATCTTTATCACTCTCGTGGTCCGACTGTAGAAACGACTGAGTATATTCCTGAAAACAACCACCCATTCACGTACGGAGATTGGATTGTAGCACATAACGGTATTATTAGTAATTTTAAGCAGTTATGCGAAGAGTATTTTCCAGAAGAAAATTTTGAAGGAGCTACAGACAGTTGTATTATACCTCGAATGCTTGAAGTAAAGACAACCGTTAGAGAAGCACTCGAAACACTTGAAGGTACTTTTGCATTATGGATGTACAACAAAAGACATAACGCAACGTACCTAGCTCGTTCGTCGAGCACATTGTTCGGCAGTAATCTTAAGGGCGATTTTTCTTCTACTGAATTTGAGGATAGTGTTCCTCTTAAAGAGGGTATAATTTATTCTTTGTATGATTATTGTTGTATAGTACAAGCGGCAACATTTAGCAGCAACTCTCCATATTTTATAATATAAAGATATATAAATATTGAGAATGGCACCCAAAAGAAGAGATACATCTAGTGATAGAAACACCCCCATAGACTATATCAATAGGGATATAGTAAATGTAAAAGAAGATATACAAACACTTAGCAAGATTGTTCGAGATGGCAATGGCCATCCAAGCTTGATGCAAGAAGTTGCTACTATTAATAACGACATAGAGCATTTACGTGCTGAAATGGATGGTAGGTTTAATGAAACTAGAGATCTAGTTCAATTACAGCATGATGAGCTTTACGATTTAATTAATAGATGTAATGCTAAGCATTCAGAACGTCAAAAACTACATTGGCACGTACAAACCGCTATATGGGTTGCGTTAATAGGTAGTGTGACGGATCTTCTTATACATTTTTTCGCTAAATAAAGTAGATTTACTAAAAAAATATTATATACTCTTCTTTATATGAAGGGTATACAATTAACTTTAGAAGAAAAACAACTATTAGTTGAAGCTTTATTATTTTCAAGCATTACTGATATTTGTGCTGAATGGACGCCAAAACAGCACCAACTTATGCTTGAGTTAGCTAAAAAAATAAATGTACCCGATGTTAGGTTAAATAATATATATTTGTTTGAAGGTGGTCCGTTCGATAACCCTATTTTAGCAGAACAAACAAAAAAAGACTTCACTAACCTACCACGTAGCAGTATCATTACTGACTAATGAATGTTTTTCTTGGTTTTTGTTCGTCGTCTGATTCCAAAGAGTCGTGTTTAAAACGTCTCGGGGACTACTGTATTTATAATAGCGAAGGGTGGAGTGATATTACTGAAGTACAACCTTTATTAAACAATAAAGACAGTATTGCAAAACAATACAACAAACTAATACGTACATACAGTACTCAAGATTGTATACTAGTTTTAGCTCACGATGATGTTCTTATTACTGACAGAAACTGGATACTTAAATTACATCAGGCAATTGAAAAATACGATGTAGTTGGTTTAGCAGGTGGTAGTAACCCTTCAATAAGACAGCCATGTTTATGGCACATAATGTGCCCAAGAGATACACATAGTGGTACAGTAGGTCACCATATTGACAACAAAACCTTCAAAACACATTTTGGTAAAAATTGTAGGGTATTAATGCTTGATGGTTTATTTTTAGCATTTAATCCTAAAAAGCTATTTGAAGCAGGGGTAAAATTTGATGAAACCTGCCCAGCTAAATTTCATTTTTATGATATCGATTTTAGTTTAGCATGTAATAAAGCTAAATTAAAACTTGGCACTATTAATATTGATGTAGTGCATGCTTCCCCCGGTCTTAAAAACTATACAAAAGAGTGGCTTGAAGGGCAGGATTGGTTTTTAAATAAATTTAACCGTGGAGATTATTAAATTTTATATTAACATAATACTATGATCATAACAGACCAAAAAATATACAATGGAGATTTTATACACAAACGCTTTGCTTATAAGTACTTTAGAGATCGTACTTTACCTATCGGTAATATTGTTTCATTTGTTGCCCCTGTTGAAGTTACTATCAACCTTATTGACTTGGAAGATTCTCTGGAACAAGATTACATTTATAGTGAATCAATGGTTAATTTCTGTTGGGAAATACCCAATCTGGACCCCTTTGGTGCTGTTTGCTTTCAGCGCTTATTTAACACTTCAATAGCTAACATTTTACATAAGATCATTAATAAGCCTATCGAAATGAAGGGTGATGATATTATGGTACATGCTGAGTTTACACAAGGTGGTATTGTACAGCAAAAGGGTAAGGCTTCAGTCAGTATTACATACTCTAAAGAATATGTTGCGATTGGACATACAGGTGTTAATGTAACAGCCGGTAAAAAAGCACCTGCATTTGCGTATAGTACTAATTTAACACCAGAACAGACAGTGCAGTTTCAAAATGCAGTAATTGATCAGTTTTATAGTATGGTAGACAATATCTTTATTGCTACTACAAAAATAACTGTTTAATGTTCGAGTATCTTAATAAGATTCTTTTTAAAACTAAAACTCCTGATACTTCTAATATAAATGAAGTAAAGGAGTTTCAGCCTTTTCTAGTACAGAGGTGGTGTACTATGTACTCACCGCAACTAGCTAATTTAGTTAACCAAACAAGCAACCGTGTTTGGCCTGTTTTAGATAACAACACTATGTGGTTTAATTATCTATATGGTATTGTACCTGCATCTAAATTCAAACGAGTAACGTATATTAAAAAGAAAAAAGATACAGAAGTTAAATCTAACAATAAACAAACTGTAAAGACTGTTGCCACACACCTTGAAATCTCTGAAAGAGAAGTAAATCAGTATATAGAATTATTTAATTTAAAACTACCAGATGAAAAAAAGCATACAACATAAAATTGAGAGAGATTTAAAAGCAAGCGGGTTAACTCAAGCAGAACAAAACAAGGCTCTTGAAGCTAATGAACTTGTTGAAACCGATGCTACTAAAGGTTTGGTAAGACTTGAAGATTATGCCAATAGTGATTTAAATCTTAAGAGCTGGAAACTTACAAGAGTTTTAGACGATATACTTTTTTGTCAATTTGCTGATACTAATGACGATGGTACTATGATCCGTAGAGGCGATATTTGGATACCTATGAACGCGGTACAACAAGCTTGGCGTGTTGCAAAGGTTATATTAGCTGGGCCTCGTGCTAAATGTAAACCAGGTGATTATGTTATATTTCCAAGTACTTTTGGATTAAAAGCAAGTAATGTTAACAATATGAAGAATATTGTGTTCCTTAATGAAGATCGTATATTTGGAGTAGCCGAACCAGAGGCTAACTAAATATATATAGATGAGACTTTCCCAAGGAGCATTAGCTACATTACTTTCCAAAAATGCTGTAGAGCTTAAGTTTGTAAGGCGTCGCCCTATACCAGGCGAACCTCTTACTAGAAGAATGCTTGCAACAAATGACTTGCTGTTATTAAACAGTGCTCCTGGACGAATAGCGCTTAATTTTAAACCAGCTACAGGTCGTTTAAAATTTAACCCACAACAAAAGGGGTTAATAGTGACTTGGGATATATTTATGCAAGACTACAGACTCATACCTTCAGAGTCTGTAGATGTGGTAACAGTTATACAAACCACACCACCAGATAAGTTCTGGACATATTTCAACGAGAGTCTAAGTAAGATGTCCGCAATTGATAAAGAACGGTTTATGGACAAATAATATGCTTACTAATATAGATAACAACATCAAAAAATATTTTCAAAAAAATATAATAATGTCTTTTAAGCATAAGAAGTTTAAAAAAGGCAAACTAATTAATTTTAAACTGTCCGGTTGTTATTTATCTTTTGTAATGCTTACTGAGAAAAAGAAAGAAACATTTGAAATACCGTTTCCGTTTAATATAAAAAACGATAAAGACAAGCTAATATTTGATTACACGCTTGAAGCATTAGCTGAGCAAGATTTTGAGTTGTTAGTGCATTTAAAATCAACTCATCAAATAAAAAAATGTAAATTTTATAATAACGTTCTTACAATTACTTCATTGAACTAATTAGATTAGAGCGTAATATTATTTAATGTTACTTAATAAACCGCTACTTGAGTATTTTCCTGAAGGTTTTACACCTAGACCTCATCAAATAAAAGGCCTTCAGAGTATTGAGTCAGCAATTAATAAAAAAAAGAAATTTATAATTGTACAAGCACCTACCGGTTCAGGTAAGTCTTTTATAAGTAAGACCCTATCTAACGCTACAGATGAGTGTGATGTCGAGTTTAAAAACCTAGTATTTAATTATCATGCATATGATGAAGACTATATTGATACTATGGCTCGGTTTCCTTTGCATGGGTTATTTGCACTAACCACTACAAAAGCATTACAGAACCAGTATAAAGATCTTTTTAGTGATTTAACAGTATTTAAAGGTAAGAGTAACTATCAATGTGATGTAGAAGAAAGCTTTACGGTAGATTATGCACCATGTGTTATTACTCAGAAGTTAAAAAAACAGTGCTGGGAACAGCACCGGTGCCCGTACTACGAAAGTCGTAATAGTGCGTTAATAGAAAAATTTACAGTACTTAACTACGCATCGTTTTTTAATTTACCAGACCATTTAAAGCATAGACAGATTATAGTAGCAGATGAATGTTCTGAGTTAGAAGACGAAATAGTAAAAAACTTCTCTACAACTATTGACTACCGTAAGTTAACGCAAAGTGATATTGATTTTACTAAATTAACTTCTGAAACACCTGCTAAAGCATTGGGTTGGCTAACTGATCTAGCCACATCAATAAAAAGCGCAATAGATTCTCGTTCTAATCGTTCACGTTTTGATAGCAATAAAGTAGAACTTATACAACAACAATATAGAAAAGATCTATACGATTCTATTACTAACACTATCGATCACTGGGATGATACACAATATATTATTGAAAAGGATGCTGAAAAAGCTACTTTTACTCCTCTCAAAATAGATAAACTTACTGGTTGTTTGTTTGATTATGCTGAACTTGTAATCTTGATGAGCGCAACAATAGTCGATAAAGATATTTTCGCAAAAACATTAGGTATTACAGATTTTGAATACGTAGAGATTGAATCTACATTTGACCCTAAAAAGAGCCCTATTTATTGCCATACTAAATATCCGTTGAATAAGGCTTTGCTAGATAAAAACCTGCCACCGTTGTTAGATATAGCTAAGACAATAGCTGAAAACCATAAAGGTGAAAAGGGCATTATACACACACATTCGATGGTTATTACAAAAGAAGTGCAAAAAAAGCTTAAGGGTAAACGCTATTTATACAGAGAAGAGAGTGTAACTAACGAAGATATAATTAAACAACACGTATTAAGAACGGATGACACTGTTTTAGTTAGTCCGTCATTAACTATGGGATTGGATTTAAAAGGCGACTTAGGTAGGTGGCAACTTGTAATTAAATTACCATATCCGTCTTTAGGTAATAAAAGAATTAAGAAACTAAGTGATGAAGATATAGGATGGTATCGTATGAGAATGCTAGTAGCTTTAGTGCAGGCATGCGGTAGATGTACTAGATCCGTAGAGGATGAAAGTATTACGTATATATTGGATGGTTTATCATCTAAAACTATAATAAACTGCAAAGATATATTACCTAAACACTTCTTAGATCGTATTGTATAAGTATATAAGTGCAAGACTACACGTATCATTGGGAAGTTAAGGATTTATTAACACAATTTCTCCAAGCATTTGATGGAGCAATTGTGAAGCGTTATGATAACCATGGTAACGTAGGTAATAATATAGCGGTAAGATATGTTTATGCACCTAAGCAAAGAGTTCTTTTTGATATAGTAGATCCTGCTCAAACCTTTACATTACCTGTAGTAGCGTTTTGGATTACTAATGTCAATAGAGATCAGACACGTGTTTTTAATAAAATAGCAGGTCAGTTTTGGGTTGATAGTACTACTAAACCTTATACTACATCAACTGCAGATTCCAATTTACAACCTGTACCTGTTAATATAGAAGTATCTGTTAGTGTACTGACCCGATATCAAACAGATATGGATCAAATTTTAAGTAATTTTGTACCTTATAATGACCCATATTTTATTATTTCTTGGACAAAGAGAGGTACACCTGGTTTAGAAATAAGATCTGAAGTTCTTTGGAGTGGGCAACTACAAATGGGTTACCCTACTGAACAGCAATCAAATCAACCAACTCGTGTTACCTGTGATACTTCTTTTACTATTAAAGGTTGGTTATTTAAAGCAGACGCAAACCCAGTAGGTAGAATATTTAAAATTGATACTAATTTTAATGCTGTGTCAGGTACACCTACTTTAGAGAATATAGACTACTTAACCGACCCAACTCAAACTGAATCATTTACGATTTCTGCTAAACCTGAAATGCCATATAGTGATCGTTGGTTAACACCTGTCGGTCTTTCTGGTGCGTTAAACTTATACGGAACAAATTTAAAGTATACAAATTATGTTTACCTTAGCGGTAATAATAATATGTTTGGTACTAACACTCAAACAGTTAATCTATATGCACTATCATCTGGTTTATCAGCAA